GGCTTAGTAGCGGCTGCATCTGCTGCCTTCTTTGGATCGTTACGACTTGGGAATGGACTCTTAGCTTTCTTAGGAGCAGGAGCACTTCCACCGTCTATGTCTTGTGGAGGAGCAACACCTTTGTCTGGACTACTTACCCAAACCCCGCCTTGAATGGAACCTTCCATTTTAGCTTTTGCTTTAGTAATAGCTTCTTTAACTTTTGTGTCTTTCTTTGCAAAAGGATTTACACCCTTCTTTGGTCCTGCTTTTTTGTCAGCAGCCGCTTTCTTCATTGGCTCAGTTTTGTTGCCGTTCTTGTTGATATCTAAAAAGTCTGGCTTGGCAGCTTCGTACATGCCACTGCATTCTTTCATGCCGTGTACTGGGCACTTTTTACCCTTAGCTGTATGATTGCATTTTTCATCCGTAGCTTCGTCAACTTTTTTAGCTACGGCTTTGCTTACAGCGGCACGTTTTGTTTTGATATATTTGTCAGACTTAGTATTCTTCTTACCGTCATTATCTACATCGTCATCTTCTTTGCCTACTGCATCTAACGCTTCGCTAACTTTCTTACCATCTTTAACACGAGTTACTGTGCCAGGGTGTTTCTTTTCGTATGCTTTGCTTTCTTTCTCAGCAGCCTTATCAGCAGCCTTGTCGCCTGCTTTCTCAGCGGCTGAACGAGACTTAGCCTGGCTCTTTGGTTCTGTATGCGGCTCATCTGAATACTTGTGTGTACTCTTATGCTTTACACCAGTACGCTTGCCGTCTTTGTCATACTGAACTTCAGTAGTACCTTCGTCAACTTTCTTGCCATCTTTAACACGAGTTACGGAGTCTTTACCAAAACGCTTTTCCCAATTCTTACCTTCTTTCTCCTCTGCCTTGTCAGCGGCTTGGTCGCCTTTCTTTTCGGCAGCAGATTTAGATTTAGCCTGGCTCTTTGGTTCTGTATGTGGCTCGTCTGTAAAACGATCTGTATTTTGTTTGTGTTTAGTAACACCTTTCTTAGAGCGATCAATCTCACCACCTGTTGAAGATTTTTCTTCTTTTACAGGCATGTCTTTTTTAGACATCTTGTCAGCAGTCTTTTTCTTTAGCTCTTTGACTTTTTCTTTAGCTTCCATTAGCTTGTTACGGATTTCAGCTTTCTGGCTTTCTGTATATACATCGGAGTTTTCTAACTTTTCACCGTACTCGCTAAACTTCATTTCGTATTCCATATAGTGGTATACTGAAGCAATATAATCAGCGGCTTTAGTGATCTTAGCCTGCACCCAGCCGTCTAACTGCGCCTGTCCGTCGATCATCTTGAATAGTTTATAGCTGTAATTGGCTAACTTGTATAAGTCAGCTTTGGCCATTGCGCCTTCTGGATCGGCTGGCATATTTGTGTTATCTGGTTGCATGTCTTGCATGTTCTGAACTCCGTTATTAGTATATTTATCGTTTAATGCTTCCGCCGGTCATCAAATTATCGCCGTCTAAAGCGTTATCTGTGGGTTTTTGCATCTTAGGGCTTTGATTTTTGTGTACTGCACCTACGCTAACCATGCCAGCACTAGTGCCACCTGCGGTAGCTTCTTCGCTTATGTCAGCACCTGTTTCGTGAACTCCTACCTTTTTGCTAGGATCTTTCATTTGTATTTTGCGAGCAACTGCTTCTGCATGGCTTCGAGTGCCAAATACTTTCCATGTTTTTCCATTGATGGATACTGCGTAGTTATTTGTTTCGTGACCTAATTCATGTTCCATTTCTTGACGTTTAAACTCACGCTTTTCTCGATCTCCGAATCCCGTACGATTATCATTGTAATTACGATAACCTTCATCTAATAGTTCTGACATTTTCATAATTTTTTCTCCCCAGTCATGTATGGTAAACTAAACCATAACTTGAACCATTCAGGAGTTCCTGGTTTAATATTATTTTCTCTTTGAATACGGCCGTTTTCGTTTCCGGTGATGCTAACATTACTACCTTTTAACTCGTGTAATTTAGCCGCGGCACCTAACCCTGCCAAGTCTTGTAATGCTTTAATTTCGTGTATAAGATCTTCAGGTGCAAGGTAGCAATCATCTCCGCTATCTTGATTTAAATTTTCTGAAGTAATTCTATACTGTTTCATTATACACCGTATTTGTTCTTTTTAATCTTTGCTACTGCACTAGTCTTGTTTACATCTGCTACTTCTTTGCTTCGATTACCTGACCAATTTTGTATTGTACCTGCACCTACTTGTTTAGCGGCTTGTTTGATCATATTAAACTCTTCTTCAGTGTAAGTGGATAATAGTGGATCACCGCCGATCCAGTTGTCTGCATCCATTTTTGTAGGATAGTTAGGAGCACCTGCTAAGGCAATGCCCATTCGATAATTCATATACGCACCGCCACTGCCTGTACTCATATTCAATGCTGGAATTGTGACTGCATTTTTCATAGATGCTTTCTGTGATTTTTCAATAGGCTTCATTCCAGCTTCTTGTAATAGTGCATCTTCTAAGTCTGCTAAAAACAATTCATCTTCTTTGACTAAATGAAACGCTTTTAAATTCTTTCGAGGTGTACCTGCGTTTACATCAGCAGTAGAATTTTGTTTAGTAATAGTACCAACACCGGCTGCTTCTTCTTTTGCTTTAATTGCACGTTTAGCTTTTTCAGGATGCTTGGCAAGATAGTGAGCAACTAGATCAAAAAACGCAACTGACTTCTTACCTATTCTAATAGGTGTGTCGGCATCAACACCTGCGGCATCGCTAAATCCATCTCTATCACCTGCACGTACTGCGGCCCTAAGAGCAGTTGCACTGCTTAATCGAGGTGTAGGAACTTGTTCAATACTTGCAAATTTATAGTAACCGTGCGCACCTTCTTGTCCATTATATTGTATAAGTGACTTAGTTAACCACTCTTCGTCAGTGGCAATTTTTAAATGAGTACCTTCGCCGTGCTTGGCAAATACTTTTGAAACTAAGGTGAATAGACTTTGTTCCGGAATAACATGTCCGGCAATCTCAGGCCAAATTGTTTCCATGCATTTTAATTTCACATTGTATGGTAACGGATCATTTGGGCCTTCTGTGTTTTTATTTGTCCCTACATAGAATGTGCCGAAGTTAGCCGCAGTTTCCCAAGCGGCTCTATGTCCCTTATGCGGCGGATTCCAGCGGCCAAAACATACGCCTACTGAGTTTCCTTTATTTTCAAATAATTGTCTTAGATTCATTCTTTTTTCCCGGGTGCCCAAGTAGTTGGAACAATTTTAATCTTACCGTATTTATGGTGAGCTTGTGGATAGCGAACATGCCCCTCGCCGTTTGTATCCCAGATAGACTTCCTTGGTTGTTGTTTGATAGCGGCATCGACAGCATCTTTCATATTGCGAATACCTTTGATCAAAAAGAACATTGCATCAAGACCACCAGGATGTGCTTGCACCATGTCTATGATGTGTTGTTGTTTCTTTGGACTAACACCTTTATTAGTCATCCAACTGATAAAGTCTGCACCTGAAAGTGCATTAAAGTCAGATTCGCCACGAGCATGTTCTCCGCTCTTGCTGTTAAAGAATGGATAAAAGATTCCATTCTTATCTGGGTCAGGCAAACTTGCAAGGAAGTTATCAACAGCCGCACCGTTCTCTTCGGTGTATGCAATCATGTCGTCAATTGGCGTAGTATCAAATTCGGGAGCAGTATCAGTATAGATAGGGCCTTGTACAATAAGTCCTGGAGTTTGATTAAACAATTCAAAATCGTCTAATGGTTGTTGAGTGGAATCAGGTGCACCAAACGATTCAAAGGTTGCATGACCAACTACCATAACTTTTGCCTGCGCAATTTGTATACCTAGATCACTACCAGCATCAACATGATAGCATGTTTTACTATTAGGGTTCGGACAAAATGTCCATATGCCTTTAGGATAGTCCGGTGTTGGTGCTTCTAATTTTTTATTCAATCCTGGGTCAACACCATAGAGTGCATCCGCATAGACAAATCCTACAAAGTCGTTAGGAGTAGCGGCATCAAACAATGGATACAAATTAGAAAAGTTTTGTGCAAACTGTTGTCGCTGTTTCATTTGCTCAGGTGTACCAGGCTTTCCGCTTTGATTGGCAATGAAGTCGTAAACTTCACTGGCATTAGTTGCCTTAACACCGCGTGACCATTGATTGTGCCCTGCAAGAATTAACGGGCCGTTCTTTCTCTCTCTGCCCCAATATACTTGTGGATTACCGTCCCACTTTCTACGTATAGAAGTCTTGCCTGGTTTTTCGCTTGCTATTTCTTTAAAATGATTCAAAGCTTCTAATGTGCCGTCTGATCCTTTAAAGAATACAAGATGTTCTGGATGGTTGAAAGGTCGACCGTATTTTTCAATACCATCGTCTTTGGCTTGCTTAGGTGAAGCCTCCATTACAGAAAAAAGTTCTCTGAGTAGCATTACAGTTTGCCGTCTTTAATATGTTCGCCGCATTCGTCATGTAGTTTGTGACAAATTTTATGCATCATTGCTTTAGATAGACTGTCTGGCAATTCTTTAACTGGAAATTCTTCGCAATAATTTTTATAAGATTCTTTAACGGCGTTACCAAACAATAAATGATCAGTTTCCTCGCCCTTATCGATTGAATTTTTATATTTTACAATGCTAGGGTATGTGTGACGGCGATATGTTTCATCGTCGTGATTCATATAAAATAATAGATCGTCAATTAGATCAAAGTCTAATTTGTCATCATTATCTAGTTCTATTGCAATGTTTTCTACTAAATCTCTAATACGCATAATGGAGCCCGTTGTTAGTGTACAAGACACTGTCTTAGAGTATTTATCTTGATCAGCAGGCTTGAGAATCAGTTATTTCTTTAAGATGCGCTCTACTTTATTGATACTGCCGCCCAACATCATCTTAGCTACAAGTAAGTTTTTCTCGCCTCTAACATAAAAGTATGTTCCGCCCCAGCTTACAGACTTCTTTAAAGCACTTTTACAGCTTTTAGTGAGCTTTAATTTTTCATTCTTTTCGGCCCAGTCGATAAATGCATCATGTGCAGAGCGTGTCCTACCAATAGTTACCCTAAAATCGTAATCAACCTTTGGGAGAATAACTGTATTTGTCTCTAGTGTAGTATTAGTATCAGGAACACTAATGTATTTTACACGTTCTTTATCAACTTTAACTAACTTGTCAACATCTGCCTTTGAGTTTGTATAAAAACTAATGAAAGGTGTTTCTACCCTAATCTCATAGTCAGTGAGTGTTGCAAATACATTGCCTAGCTTTATACTATACTCTAGATCTTCTTTAGTTTTAATTTTATTACTAAAACTAACTTTAGTATCAAATGTAAACTCTGATAGTTTTTCTAAAGCGCCTTCGATATTACAACCTCTAAACCAGTTAGCGGCAGGGCATATCAGTACAGCTTTGTACTGATATTTCCCATGAAACAATCTTCTAGTTTGTTTCGTCAGCATGTTCAACTACCGTTGCACCAATTAGTGCAATCTTAGGAGTCTTAGGACGACCTGACAAATGTAGTTTGTCATCGGCTACTGTAATAGTAAGCCAGCCACCTCCCTTTAAATCTCCAAACAACATCATCTTAGCAAGGTCACGTTTAATTTCCTTGTCAATAACACGTTGTAGCGGACGAGCACCCATCTTAGAATCAAAGCCTTTATTGATCAGCCACTCAATTGCTTCTTTGTCAATTTTAATGCGAACTGCTTTCTCTTTAACTTGCTCACGTAGCTCGTCAATAAACTTAGTAACAATTTTAGTCATTACAGGTTTGCCAAGTTTGTTAAATGTAATAATGCCATCTAAACGATTACGGAATTCTGGTGTAAAGAATTTCTTTAAATCAGTATCCACATAGTCTTTCTCTTGACTGCCAAATCCAATGTTATTCTTTTCAGCAGCCTGGGCACCTGCGTTAGTTGTTAAGACTAACAATAAGTTGCGGCAATCTGCTTGCTTTCCGTTTGATCCAGTGATAAAACCGTTATCCATCATTTGCAACAACACAGTTGTCACATCTGGATGTGATTTTTCTACTTCGTCAAACAACAGAACAGCATTTGGATTCTCTTGAATTTGAGTAATAAGCTGACCTGCGTTTTCTTCAAAGCCAACATAACCTGGAGGGCTACCAATCAGCTTAGAGATGCTATGCTTCTCTTGGTACTCTGACATGTCAAATCTTAACAGTTTAACACCCAAGTGTTTAGCTAAACTCTTGGCAGTTTCGGTCTTACCGCAACCAGTAGGCCCCATGAATACAAATGACCCAATAGGTTTATTCTCAGGTTTTAAACCTGCACGAGCAACAATAATCTTATCTACTACTTCTGTAATAGCAAGGTCTTGTCCGTAGACTTCTTCTTGTAGTTTATCTTGCAAGGAAGCAATGTTTTCACTTTCTTGTTCTGCAACTACTTCTTCTGGAATTTGAACCATCTTAGCTAATTCAAATTCAATTTCTTTAGCACCAATAATACGTTCGTCTGCAAGTTTCAAATTAAAACGTGAACATGCACAGTCAATTAAATCAATAGCCTTGTCTGGTAACTTTTTATCTGATTGATAGCGTACTGACAGTTTAATCGATGCTTGTAATGCTTCGTCTTTGATTTTAACATTGTGATGTTGCTCGTAGTATTTTTTAATACCTTTGAGGATCTGCAATGTCATTTCTTGAGTAGGCTCGTCAACTGTGATACGCTGGAACCTGCGCATTAGCGCACGATCCTTTTCAAAGTGCTTACGATACTCTTCCCAAGTAGTTGATGCAATAACTTTAATAGTACCTTTGCTTAATGCGGGCTTCATCATATTAGAAAGATCGTTAGCTGAATTGCTAGCTGAGCCTGCTCCACTAATCATGTGTGCTTCGTCAATAAACAATACAGTCTTACCTTTCTTAGCAAGACCTTTAAGCACCATCTTAAAGCGTTCTTCAAAATCGCCACGGTACTTACTACCTGCAAGCATGGCACTGATGTCTAGGTTATAAACAGAGTAATCTTTAAGGAAGTCAGGTACTGCACCTTTAACAATGTTAAATGCAAGTCCTTCTGCAATAGCAGTCTTACCAACACCTGGATCGCCTACAAGGATAACGTTGTTTTTACTACGACGACCTAATGCTAAACTAATATTTTCAAGTTCGTCGATTCGACCGATAACTGGATCTACTTTACCTTTTTTAACGGCGTCGTTTAAATTGGTAGTAAATGCTTTAAGTGCTTTATCACTTGCAGTATCTGGAACATCCTCTTCTTCTTGAGCATCAGATGTGTTGTTGAGATAATCTGCAAACTTGTCTTTGTCAATGCCAGCTTGTTGAATGTAGAAATATGCCCAGCTACGTTTTTCTCCGATCATAGACAAGAATACATCGCTAGGTTCGATACGCTGACGACCATTAAACAGTACTTGAGTAAATGCTCGATTAAGAACACGTTCAACAGACTGAGTCTTCTTTGGCTTTACAACTACTTCATTGACTGTAATTTCGGCACACTTATTTTTAAGATAGTGCTCTAGGTTCTTTTTAATGTAGTCAGGGTCACTGCCGTAACCTTGTAGACAATTAGAGAAAGATTCTTCACACAGCATTGCAAAAAGCAAATGCTCGATCGTTAAGTATTCGTGTTTAAGCTGTCGAGCTGTTTCAATAGCTTTTTCAAATACTGCTTGCAAATTATCACTTGGTTCAACCATTTAGGGTCCTTTTACTTTCTACTAATTTCATCATTGAGCTGTTTTAGTCTTTCAACTATTACAGGATCAATTACCTCGGGAGTTTTAATTCTAATTTGTACCATTAGTCTCCCCTTTGTGTTATTGTTTACATTAGTAAACCCATGCCCTGTTACTGCATATTCTACACCAGTTTCAACGCCGGGTCTTACATCAATATTCAATCTAACACCGTTTATAGAAGTAACAACTTTTTTACAACCAATCATAGCCTCAATTGGACTAATGTCAAGGTTTGTATATAAGTCATTTCCTTCTCGCCTAAACTTTGGATCAGGCATTACAAGTATTGTAACATTTAAGTCGCCACGTTGTAAAGCTGGATGGCTATCATCTCCTAGTCCAGCGTATCTAATAGTTGATCCGTGATCAATACCTGCTGGCACATTAATCACAACAGTTTGTAATCGACCACTAGGTAATGTATAGCTGGCTTCTAGCTGTTTGCCTTGGAATGAATCTACTAGTGTAATTTGGCATTGAATGTTTAAATCACGATTGCGTCGAATTTGTCTACCAAATATATCCCCGAATGGATTAGAGCGACTGCCAAAAGGATCAAACTGCCCGCCAAACATATCTGCAAAATCGGGCATGCCACCTGTAGTAAACCTTACTTGTGGTCCGCCCCTACGCATTTGTTCATATTCGGCTCGCTTGCTGTCATCGCCGACTGTAGCATACGCTTCTTGTATTTGTTTAAATTTAGTATCATCACCGCCTGTACGATCAGGGTGGTGCTTCATAGCCAACTTTCTATAAGCGGCTTTAATTTCGTCCTGCGAAGCGGACGGATCTACTCCTAGTGTTTGGTAATAATCTGTCATAGTCGTAAAAATAGGTCCAATCTAATATAGTAATTATACTATCTTAGACTGAACCTGTCAATGTTTGAATGTTTTTATTTCTTCTTTTTGTCTTCTGGAACTGCTGTGCCTTCGTGTTTTTTATGTACTTTTACAGTTTTACAGTCTTGTTTTGTTTTTTTAGTTTTAGGATCAATAACTGGTTTGCCATCTTTGCCTTGAACATCAATACATACTTGTTTAGTTTTTGGTGCTTCGTCAGCAGCCATAACAGGAGCAATAAATGCTGCCGCTACTAATAATGCTAATAATTGTTTCATAATTTTTCCTTTAAATTTCTGGATCTACTTGTGGTGCAGGCATTGGTTTACCGCTACTTGATAATGCTACTGCTGGTTTAGCCGCTGGCGCTCCAAAACTTGGATTGCTATTAACGCCGCTTGATGCGATTGGGGTTGTACCCCAGCTTGGGGCTGGTGTAAAACTTGTGCTTGGTGCTGGAGAACCGAAGCCCCCAGGTGCGGCACCAAATCCTGTTGAAGGTGCGCTAGGTGCTGTAAACCCGCTTGATGGTGTTTGTGCTCCGCCATTGTTTGCTCCATTTAGTTTTTCTTGTGTACGACCAAATGCCGCAATACCTAGTACAGCACCCATTGCAATATGGAATAAGCCAGCACCTTGCAAGGTCAACGGATTCCACTGGGTGATGGGAGTGTGAGTTACAGTTTGTAATAAACTCCATAGTATGGGGAATAAGATCATGTCAAACATACATACCAACATGTACATCCAACCCATCATTGGACGCCATTTTGAATTCATCCAATCTTCTTTTTTCTTTTCACTTTCGCTTTTAACTTCTTCTGACATAGTTTTCGCTCCTATTTGTCTTTATTTGTTTAGAACCACAAAAATAAACCGTTTAGGCTTAACAGTATTCCAAATCCTGCTACCGCAAAACTACCCCAGAACATGGCCATGCTAACTGCAAGAATACTTGCTGATAACACAACAATTGCTAATTGGTATGCGGTACTTGCGTAACCGATCCACGGGCTAGACTTCTTAGCTTCTTCACGTGCGGCTTCCATTGCACGAGCTTTCTCAGCGATCTCTTTCTTATCGCTATCCATACGCTCTTTCTCTGCCATGAACTCTGCTTTTAGTTTTGGATCAGCAGTAGTCTTTGCGGCAATTTCGTAACTAACACCACGACCTGCTTTGGCTTGATACTGTGCCCAAGTGTTGTTAGCACCTAGTGTATTGTTTAATACTGTGCTACCTAACTTGCCGCCGTACCATGCGTTAACTGCTAACAACAGAGCAAAAATGGAAATAACCATACCTGCTTTGTCTTTTAATTTTGCTTCACGCTCGCTACGTGAACCAACCGGTGGCTTAGGTGCGTCCGGATCCTTTGGTTGTTTGTTTACTAAATTTAATACTGAATCTATCAATGCCATTGCTCGCTCCTACTTAATATACTACTATTTAATCAAAATCCAAATATATTCTTCTTTGGTTCTGTTAAAAACTTTTCTGCAATAGTAGCACCCTTAGCTCTTACATGAGCATCAGGACTGTTTAACATATCGTTGATCAATGCCGCCTTAGCCATATTTTCCATTGTTTTATCTCTAGACAGAGATTTTTCAACCTCTGGATTAGACATAGCGGCACACCCTGACAGCATGATTGCTATAATACCAACTGCAATTTTCATTTTATACTCTCGTAAATACGTTTTTGTTCAAGGTACCAGTCGTTCCAACCGTCAACTTTTGCCGCACATTCGTAGTACATACCGTAGTTTTGTACAACTACCTTAAGCATTTCTGTAATTGCAACCTTGTCGCCTTCGATTTTTTTAAGACTATCACACTTTTCAACCAATGCTTTTGGTACATCGGGGAATTTTTGACTAACTGGAACAGGAGTAGAACAAGCTGTAAGGAACATTACTAAAATTAATAAAGTGTATTTCATTTTTTAGTTCCCTCCGCTGCCTTGTTTAAGTCTGCGGCTTGATTATGAATATCAATTATCTCTTTAGGAACGGGGCAGTTTTCAATATATTTGATAATTTCTTGATTCTTAACTACTTCCTTATCAATATACTGAGTAATATATTCTGTCTTACCTTTAATTACTTTAGTTTTTTCAACTACTTGCTGTTCTATAACTGTATTTGTTTCTTTAGATTTTTGTTCTGCTAGTTTAACCTGCTCTTCAAGTTTGGAAACTCGATCTCTCCAAGCCATTTCAACATCATAGCCGCCACGCAACCATACTCCTAGTACCAGTAAGACAATACCTATTGGTTTTAGTATTGTTACATAGTTGCCATAAAACGGAATCCATTTACCTAACCATCCTGCAAACACGCCTGTAATACCAGCAATAATGATGGCCCAGTAAGCCCAATTTAAAACAGCATCAGGAATTAATCCTATCATCCATGTAAGTTGGCTCATTATTTTTTCTCTTCTGGTTCTTGTTTTTTAGGAGGATTTGCTATTAGTTCTAATTCTCTACGCATACGTTCACGACTTGCATCTGACTTAGCACGTTCGCGATCCCAGGCACGTTGTAGTTTAACAGCCGCGCTCATTCTAGCAGTTTCAGATACCTCTTCACGTTGTGTAAGAATTTCTCGTAGTTTCATGATTACTCTGCTAATACATGACAAGCATGATTATAATGCTTAATACGATCTTCTAAACCAATAGTACCGCCGTTAATACGTTTCGTCAGTGTAAGGATATCGCCCTTATCTGCCCACTGATTTAGATTATTTGTTTCCCAGAACCAGCAAGCTGATTGTACAGCACCTTCGAATGTCGATAGATACTCAGGCAATTCTTCCACTGGAGTTTCAATACTTGCCGCAAATAACATGTAGTTATTTTTACCAGTTAGTTGAATTAGACCACGACCGCAGTAACGGAAACCGTCACCTGATTCTTCCGGACCATTGCCCATGCGGTTTCCGTAAACACGATTGGCAATCATCTCTTGCTTGTTAGCGTATGCCGCGGCAATCGTGTCATCTGGAAAGTATTTTGGAAATACCTTACGTAGACTTGCTGCCTTATAGTTTAAGTTTTCTTTTAATGCACGATATCCGCCAGACTCATGTGCAGTTTGCGCCAAGAAGGCAGCAACACGTTGAACTGTGTTTATTTCGTACTCTGGAAGAATTTCACTTAGTGCGTGAAACCATTGTGGAACATACGGATTACCGTGGATAATCTGACCTAGGTGATGTTCTGTAAAATTAAAATTAAATTCGCCCGCCATTATTTTTTCTCCAATGCTACAGCATAACCGCTGTTTTCAAATATAAATTTATTGCTAATCTTTGTAATATTGTAATTACCGATATACTTTGTAAGGAACAATGTTTCAGCAATGTCTGTGCTTTCAAACATTAGTGGACCTTCGATTACTTCATAGATGCGATACTTCGGCCCAGCATCAATGATTTCAAATTCAATTGGTTCTTTAGATTTTTGTTTAAAAGATATTTTGTTTTCGTTTACAGTTACATCGTCTGCATAACTGTTACTAAAAAAGTTACTAAAGTTGTTTAGCCTATTTTCGTTAGTGGCAACTTTATAAGATTGACCGTCTTTAGGTACTATTAAATCTAAATGCTCATCAGTTGCTTCGTAACTTCTAAAGCTCTTGTAGTATCTAAATTTAAAACGCTCAATGCCTGTGATCAAACGAATACCGTCTAACAGTTCTGAAATTTGTTCTACAACGTGACGATTACGTTCGATCTCTACAAACACCCGATAGTTGCCATCATCCATTTCGCCTGAGGTTACATCGCAGTCAATAATGAAGTCGTAGCCCATTTCAAGAAAGTTTTCTAAATCACTTGCCGCATCTTCGTAGTCGACAGTAAAACTAAGAACGACAATTTCTTCATCGTCTCCAAGTTTACTTTTGTACGAGTCTATTTCAAAGATATCTTTTACTAGCCCGTTTAAATCGTTAGCTCTAAGTGCCATTGTTTAATCCTTATGCTGGTACTGGAGATGGTGCTGCCGGAGCTCCCCCAGCCGCTGGAGCTGCCGCTGGAGCTGCCCCTCCACCTGCTTGACCTGCACCTGCTGCCGTTGCAGCCGCATCCATCGGTGTAGCAGTTGTTTCTTTCTGTTGTCCGCTTATTTCGCTTTCGCCTTTCATTTTGTCCATGTAACCTTTGTACACATCAAATGCAAGTTTCTTCGGCATTGTAATAGTTACAAGCCAAACTGGTTTATGTTCTAATTTGCCCTTTTTAGTACCGGGTCTAAAGTCGTCCGGCTTGCGAATTCTAATAGGTTCAATTAGATGTGTTCTTTCATAGGTAATTTTGCAACCTAATTCTAATAATCTACGGCCGCCGCTAGGATCGGGCATTTTATCTTCAGGCCACATAAAGCCACAGCTAATCCAATGGCGCTCTACTCTAGGGCCTACTGCTAGTTCACCGTCTAACCAGTTTTTGTACACATAAACATCCATTTCGTCTAACACACGCTCGAAGTCTTTTAAGACGCCCAAGCTGGTGTTATTTTCGTAAATGTCCTGTACGTTTTTAATTACATCTAGTATATCGTGCATAATGAAGGGCTCTTTTCTATACAATATTTATCCGTATCGTTTTTATACTATATTACATTGATTTTAGAGTAATCCTGTAAATACTATGTAGGACGAACGGTAGTTATCGGGCGGTCACTACAGTCGTTCTACTTTCCCCAAAGTAGGAGACATTAGACAATGAGTAAAAACAACCGAGTGAAAAAACGTTTTACTTCGAACGTGAATGTGATAGATTTCGATACGTATCTTCCACAGAAAAAGCAGCGAGTCAGCCTGTACGCACGTAATCCAACGCAACAAACTTATCTAGAAAAGCTTCAAGACGATAATAAAAGTATCGTATTTGCAGTAGGCCCAGCCGGCACGGGTAAGACTATGTTAGCGGTGCAAGTTGGCATTAAGCTATTTCAAGAAGGTATTGTCGATAAACTCATCGTTACAAGACCCGCCGTTAGTGTAGATGAAGACCTAGGATTTTTGCCAGGGACGCTGAATGAAAAAATGGCCCCGTGGACAAGACCTATTTTTGACGTATTAGGAGAATACTACCAAGCAAAAGATATTGCCAAGATGTTAGAAGAAGGTGTGATAGAGATTAGTCCGCTAGCCTATATGCGTGGACGTACATTTAAAAACGCATATATTATCGCAGACGAAATGCAAAATGCTACACAAAATCAAATGAAAATGCTATTGACCAGATTAGGGGAACATTCTAAAATGGTTGTAACTGGAGACTTGAATCAGGCCGATCGCCTTGATAATAACGGTCTGTCAGAATTTTGCCAACTAATGCAAAAGTTCAGCAAACTTAAACACATTGATAGTGTTGAATTTAGCGCAAGAGACATTGAACGCCATAATGCCGTGAAGGAGGTGTTAGCGGTTTATGGAGACTAATAGAATGTAGAAAAGGGCTCTTAGGAGCCCTTTTTCACTTGTGTAACTTCGATACCTGATCGTTCGAGAAACGTAATACCGCTAGTATCCCTATAAGTGTTCCTATATAGAACACTGCCAATACCGCTTTGGTATATAAGTTTGGCACAGTCCAAACATGGAGCATGGGTAATAAACATAGTAGCACCCATACCAGATTCGTTAGACTTAGCAAGTTTTGCAATAGCGTTAGTTTCAGCATGAAGTACTTCTGGTTTACTTTTAAGTGTTACAGTATCATCGCTATGTTGAATTGTATCTTCACAGTTGTTATCCCAACCACTAGGCATACCGTTATAGCCAATGCTGATAATACGATCATCTTTGACTACAATAGCACCTACATGAAGTCTACGTGCTGAACTTAGTTCAGCAAAGCGTTCGGCAACATCCATATAGGCATCTACAAACTTTTCTTTCATAGATGTGATAATCTAATTAGTGTAGCGGCCAAGTTTATTTCTTGATCAGCAACAGCCGCATGATCTACTAGCCCTTGTTTAATAATAAGGATTGCTTTATCCTGTTTAGCATCATCGCCAAACACATCAATGTTATCATACATCCAGCGATAGATATCTTCCATCTCTTCTGGGTTAGCCTGCTTGCAAACAAGTTTACGAGCTTCACTAATCTTACCAGCTTTAAATAGTGATACCATTTCTACGCGATAATCTGAACTATCATCAACGCCACTGCTATCTCTAATAGTTAGTTTCCCATCAATACTGTTCATCTGCAGGTTGTTAATACACTTACGCAAGTCTGGATAAGTTGATCTAACATAAGCATCTAGTGTATCTAAATCAAACTCAATGTTTTCTTCTACAAGAATTGTAGCAACACGAGCAGTAAACTCTGTTTGATCAGTCTTTTCAATATGCAAGTTCTGGCATCTGCTATGTACAGCAGGCATAATCTTGTGCGGATAGTTACAGGTTAAAATAAATCTAACACTATGCGAATAGTCTTCCATTAAATTACGCAATGCAGGTTGAACGCTGTGCAAGTTCATATAGTCTGCTTCGTCAATTAGCACAACTTTAAAATCTCCAAACGGCATTGTTGAACAGAACATGATTAGCTTGTCAACCCATTCAATCTTACGACCTTCCTTACTTCCGTTTGCGTACAGTACATCGCTATCTTGTACACCTAGTTTGTTTAATAGGATCTTAGCTAGAGTTGTTTTACCAACACCTGCATTACCGCTAAACAACAAATGCGGAATACTGCCATCTTTGATCCAGTTTTCAATTTGACCTTTTTGATGGTCGTCTTTAAACACATACCCATCAAGTGTATCTGGTCTGTATTTTTCAACCCATAGTTCTTTCATCATACCAATTCCTCAACAATTCCTAGTACTTCTGCCATTATAAAGCAAACACCTGCCATTAGCAAATTACCTGTAATCAAACAGCCGCCTGCTACAATGCGGACAGCACTTTTTACAATACTGACATAAAAATGTCCCTTGCTTGTATCTTTAGGTTGTATTTCCATTTTTAATCCTTTCTGCATCAACTACACGTTGACGTAATTCTGTTGTTGAAAAACTATGTCTGCGACTATTAAAATAAAACCGCATAGAGATATCGTGTCCGGTAAACTCTTTGCCCTGATACTCATCTCCTAATATTCTAACATCGATGGGGTATGAAAGCAATATGTCACGGAGTTCTTTTTCTGTAGCATAGACTACAACTTCGTCTACATACTTACAGGCTTTTAGTTGCACAAAACGTTCAAATACGCTTTGAATTGGTTTGTTCTTTTCTTTGCGATCGATAGTGGGATCAGTTTGTAGCCCAACTAACAAATAGTCGCATTGTTCTCGTGCTTCTTTGAGCATCATAATATGACCTGCATGGAATAGGTCAAAAGTAGAGCAAGTAAATCCTGTTGTCATACAGTTATTATACAGGAAAAAATAGGGTTCGTAAAGAACCCTATTGCTCAAATGCAAACTATTTAGATACTAATGAACGAACTAGGATCTACAGTAGGCTTTGACATGTCAATACCATTACCAAACGATAACTCACTTGGACGCTCGTCTGTCGACATCATGATCGATTTAGTTTCAACCATTCGGACAATGATATCATTACCGTTTTCATCTTCAACTGTAATGCCACGAGTCCAACGACCGTGTTCAAGCAAGATCCATTCTCCGATCTTTATATCTTTTTGCAACGGTCCAACAGCCCACACTCGCCCCCATCTGGGCTTTACACCTTCTGACTTGCCGTCATCACTAAGAATAACAATGCCGCCTTTAGATACTTGCTGATCAAAGTTCATATCTGTGACAATTATGTTGTCACGTAGGGGAATAATTTTTCCTTTTACTTTGTTCATTCGTTGCCTTCCGGATCCATATCCTGTACTTTTTTAGCACGTACTGGTGCTTCGTCTGGAACTGTTTGTGGATGATCTTGATAGTATTCTTTTAAAACGTCTTCACGCTTTTTAACAATACGACCGCCTGGGCCTAATTCATCGCCACGTGCATTTACACGCACATTTCCAATTGCTACAGTTGTTTCATTCTGTAGAGCTAATTTAGCCATATCAACTTCTTTACCTTGCATACTGCGGTAAACTGCTCGTTGTTGTTCTTTCATTGCCATTTTAATCTCCTTGGATTATATTATACTATTACTTATCTCAGGAATTCCTGCCAGTCTAAATTATATTTGATGCTGTCAATTTTGTGTACGCCTATTAAAAATAGCACGTAACTAGCCACGCTCGAGCCCCTGCCCACACCCCAAACTAGATTATTTGCCCGCATAGTATCTACAAAATACTTTAGCCAGCGAAGCAAGTCTAGCATATTACGTTCTTTAAAAGCAGCCAATTCTTCTGATACTCTAGTAGCTTGAGGATCCCACGGCGGAGTCTGTTCAATAACCCAACTTTCAATATCTAGTGTTTTGTATTCGTCAGGCATGTTCCAGTTACTTTGGCAAGCCGCATCATAGTCTGCTATTTCAAAATGAGTTTCATATGGGTCTAAAAACTTAAACCCTAATTGTGCTTCAAGTTGTTTTATTGTTTCTGTACGATCAGCAAGTACAGTATCATTAACAGAAAAATCATGCCCTTGATAAAGGGCATTGAATAAATCTTCATCGTTAAAGATAGGATTTGAGTATTTGTCTAGGCGCATAGCCTATATTTTAATTGACTTTGATCAGTTTGTCAAGATCTTTATTGCGATTTTCAAATTGATTTTGCCACATCTTGGCCTGTCGAGCAGCCATTTCTTGTTTATAATAATCAAGCAATGTGACGATTTGGCGCTGAACTTCTGGATTGCGTGATATAAAGTACTTACGGGTCAAGTCTTGTATTTTAGACTCGACCTCGTTGTCCTTTAAACCAGAGCAATCAACTGCTAATGGATGCATTAGAATTCGCCGATATACTTCACAAACACTTTTGCGCCACCGTTATATGTCCACGCTTCGATAACTTTGTTTTTACCATTAAGCGGCAATGTTAGTGGGTTAGGATATCCAGTTTCATATGCAAATGATCCGCCGCCTGCTGTAGCAAGAGTTGGTGTACGGATAGCGTTACCGTCACCGATTAGGTGTACACGTACAAGAGCATACTTGCCAGTTAGTGGCCAGTTTGTAAATGTAATAGTTGTATCAGCCGCAAATGTAACATATTGCAGGGGACCGTTATTCAAGTTTATATCTTGCGGTGTGCTAATGATGCCCAGCGCATATGTTGCACCATAAAATTTATTGTATGTTGCATTGCTAACAGTATTTCCGTTGAAATCGTTACTGGCGTTCTTTTTAGCCGCATTAGTTTCTAATGCAGTAATATCTGTTTCAGCTTGCGCAACAGCATTTTTAATAGCGGCAAAATTACCTCTAAAACCCTGGCTGTTATTATCTTGGCCCGCTACCGGGTAAGTTTCGTCAATCGCTGCGTAATTTAAAGTGCTCATATGGTTATCCTATCATTTCTGAATACAAGATATTTATCTCGTGTGTAGCCCTCGACAGAATCTATTATGTATCTGTCTACGGTATATTCTAAGGTTTTGAAGTCAAAACCGCTGTATTTTATGTTTAAAATAATGTCATCCGCCGCCCCTAACTTGCAATAGCAAATTGGAAGAGCTAGCTGGAAATCAAGTTCTTGCTTACCGCCCGGTTGTATACTTCGCATCCACAGCGGTAAGTAGTTACGTTCTGTTGATCCTACGTCTTTTAATCTTCGTTTCCAGTTGGTAATGCTATTAGGGAAGTAAGTTGCAGGTCGAGGATCACTTATCAGATAGCCTTTGCTATCTGCACTGATAATTGGATCTGGGCGTTCTTTGTAAGAACGGTCTTCATTTAGACTGTTTAAATCTTCCTTACCATCCCAGAAATTTAATACATTATCGATAGTAACTACTGTATTTTGTTTGCCTAGTGATACTAGTTTTTGAGGTAATACTCTGCCGTTAGGCTCTAGTGGGTCTATCATTTTAACATACACTACTTCGTATACTTGTGTATTTGTTCCGGGTAATACTGCAACTGCTTTCGTAATTTCCCCAAACTGTAAAGTCTTACGTTTGTGATTTAATCCCATAGCACCGATATAGGCTGCAGATTCAGTTGTTTCTACGCCTGCATATATTAAAACTTTTAAATCTCGTTGTACACCAAAGTTTGTATCGTTAGGTCTGTAAATGCTTGCAGGAGTAAAAACTGTACTATCAGTAATAAAGTTTTTCCATACTGTTCTTTGATCTAATTTTAATAACGGTTTAATTGAAATATTACTGTATAACTTATTGTTAGGTGTACTAACACTAACTGTAAAAGTTTTTGTACTTGCACTAAATCCGAACTGATCTCTAGCTTTAACTGTAAACGTAAACGATCTATCAATAGTAGTTTCGCTTCCATCTAAACTAAAATCATTTGAGTCAAATGTGATCAACCCTGGATTACCAGCTTCTCCGTATTGATTTACTTTTCCTACAACTTCTCCACCGAGGTCTAAAATAAGTCCCGGAGGAAATCCGCCATTGCTGACACTGACTGTTCCAGATACTGCTGGCAACCTACTAGTGTTTCTATAAGATACTGAAGTAGTAGTACATGCTAACACTGAGTATGTTCCGTTGTATGCTGGCACACTCATGCCAGTAACTGCAATCATAGAACCAATTTTATACGGAACTTCAAACTGTTCAGGGAATGTTAAAGTGGCAACAGACCCATTATTAGCTAATCCGCCAATTTGTGTAAATGTAGGAATAAGTTCGTCTGCACCTAATTCCGCAGTCCACTCAACAATTTGCCACGGAAACTCAACATCTTGCACCGACTTATAGTATGCGTTCTTTCCTATAATTCGATACGTCCATATAAAGCCGTTCCATGAAATAGTTGCGGTGCCGTTTACATATCTATTTTTTTCGTTTAGTTGTCCAGTAACTGTTAGAGTCTTATTGAAATCAGTATCTACAGCACCTGTAACTCGAACACTGGAGGTTGCCGGGTTTATCCCAACAGTAACTGGTAACGATTTTGTTTGTAATGTATAAACTACTACTGCATCTTGAACAGTACTAGTTGCTTCAATTTTTAAAGTTGAAATGAAGTTAGCATCAATAGAACCTAAATCAGTAGGTGTTTGCCAACTAACTACACTATCAATCTCTCCAATAATATCTACGTAGAATGTTCTTTCGGTAACAACTACATCATCGTTTGTTCCGTAGCGTGTAGCAACAATAGTCCAGCTATATGTTTCTGTAACCGCTGGTTGATAAGGAACTGTTCCAAATACTTCTGAAGTAGTTGGATCAAATTGCATGCCTGGGGGTAGTTTTGCAATTTCCTCTTCAGTCATGCTATAAACAATAATGCCAGCGGTAACTGCATCAAACGTGTCTAAAATAAACGACACATAATTATTAGCTCTGCGTGTACCAAGGTTCGCAGGAGTTGTCCAAATAGGTGCTCGTAAGTACTGAACATCAGCAGTAAACAATCCTGAGTTTACAGGGAACCCTACGTTGTCAGCACGGAAGTAATCATCGCCAACTACAAATATTTTAAACTTTCGCTTTGCAACACTGTCACCGTCTGATATGGTAACAATAAATTCGTAGTTACGATTTAATTTTTTAGGAGCTTTACTAGGCAAGCTAAAGTCAAAGTAAACTAGATCGTAGATATAGCTATCGTAACCGTTTGTTGGCCTATAACCGAAGTCAAAAGCTACGTTGTCGTAGTATGTATTATCGTAACTACCGTCACCGTCTGCAACTTTAATTGATAATACAGGTTGCACAAATCCAGTGATGCGGCCGTCTAACGTAAGTATCAGTCCCGGAGGTAGTTCTCCTTCGTCGCTGGCAATAAAGTAACTAAGCGTTTGCCCTGTAACTGTATCAGTGTCTATAGCACCGATTTGGAAATTGACAAACGAACTATCTAGCACATATAGTTGTTCGTTTTCTCCAATTTTTAATGTACCGGCAGCAGTAATAAACCTAGGAGTATCGGGACCTTGAACTGTAATTTTAAAAGTTCTATCAGCAATTTCGTTGTTTAATTTTGCTCTTACACAGAACGAATATGTTGTATCTCTTGCAACTTCACCTGGAGTTCCGATGATATAGCTATTTTCAATCCTAAGTCCAGGGGGCAACGCACCTGATATTACAGAGTAAGTTATTCCAGGGATCGGTGTAGGTGAAACAGGCAATTGAAGTGAAATTTGGAGCCTTTCTTCAAAAGTTCCAAAACTGTAGCCTGACGATTCTAACCATACATTTAATGCCATACGTATCCCGTTTTATGTATTTATTGTAATAACGGGCGGCAGTTTAACGCACACCGGTGTTATTAAATGAAATTGGTCCTGAAGTTGTAACAGAAGTTCCTGTGTTAAATTTGCTAAGAAGTGTTCTATTAGGACTGCCCTTGATACTCGAAGCGTTAGTGTAATCATCATCTAACCCTGTGCTATAGACCATATCTGCAACTGACGTATCTTTGATCATTTGTCTAATTTGTGCAGGAGTTGCATGTGGGTATACTTGTAATAGCAATGCACTTACACCTGCAACTTGTGGACTAGCCATGCTAGTTCCACTAATGTTCATAATCTTAAAATTAGTATTATTAGGATAGGTAGTTACATAACCGCCAAATTCGTTTGATGTAGAGCACGTACTCATAATGTTAGTACCGGGAGCATAAATGTCAACCCGTGGTCCAGATTCACTTGAACTGCTCTTAACTTCTTTGCCAGTGTTGATAGCATTACCGATGTTACCTACAATAATTGCTTCAGCAGCCATTGGACTACTTCCCCTATTATAATACACATTGCTATTAAAATAGTTGTCATAATCAAGTCCACCGACTATATCTATCTTTTGATAGTAGTTGCCAGCCGCCACACAAACTATTACACCTTCGGCGAGCAGTTCTTCCATGTCAGCATCCACGCTGCCTACTCGAACACCAAATCGGCCATCTCCTGGACGACCAACCATCCCGTAGTCAGTACGTTTAGTACTACCTGTCCAGGCAGTGCCTCTATAGTTTCCGCCAGTAACACCACTGAATGTAGTACCGTACCCCCAACTCATGTTTACAACAGTAGGTCTTTTTTGACCAGTTGCAGGATCAATAGGCTTATTACGATGCCACAGTTTAATAACATCAAAACAATCAGTGACGCTAATGCCAGTACCAAAATCTCCACCACCCTCTAATCCATTTATTTTTACAGAATATATTTTTGAGTTTTTAGCCCAGCCATAGGTCTTACCGGCAGCAATGCCTGCGCAGTGAGTTCCGTGGCCGTTTAAATCTCTATAATGATTAGCTGATTGTGTTCCAGTTAGTCCACTGGCAGTATACCAGTTGATCTGCTGAACTCTAGTATTACCTGCGGTATCTTGGAATTCAGGATGGTCAACTTGTAGACCGCTATCTTGTATTACAACATCTACTCCAGTACCATCTAAACAATAATTATACGAGCCGGTGAGTTGGGTATTAAGCCCAAACAAATTTGCCGGGTCGTTACCGCGTAGCAATCCCCAGTTGACTATTGCATTACTGAGAATACTTCCGGATTTATCAAAAATACTAAATTGTGCGGCATGTAACCCAATTTCAATATCACTACGCTGTTGCGGAGGAATTTCTACAGAGTAAATTCTACTGTCTTGTCTAAGAGTGTCAGCCTCAGCATCAGTCATTTCATAATGACAACTTCTTAGGCTACCGGGACGCTCGTTGACAATTGCTACACTACGTCCTGGAACAAACGAATCAGTATCGCTAGCAGTTTCTATTTCGTTCCAGAAAGCATCGTAATCGACCCCTTCTTTTAAACTAACAATATATTCTTTCATATTATACTAAGTTTACCCAGGCACCGTTTTCGTAGCCTTGAATTTTGTTATCAGTAGTGTTATAAATTAAATCACCATTTGCCGCTGTAAGCAAATCTCTAGCAGTTGTAGTCAGCTGTGGTAATCTAAATGTACCTCCACCGATAACTCTAACTGCTGCCGCTGCCGATAAATCTAAGTTAGTAGCTGATGCTACGCTTGGAGTTCCAGTACCGTTAGAAATAAATCCTGTTGCTGTTACTGTAGAAGTAAATGTAGCAGTCTTATCACCTGACAAACGTAGTACTAGTCCGGTTACTGTATCAGTTGCACTTCTAGTATAGAAGTCGAGTCTACCTGGCATTTTACTAGAGTTACCAGTAAACGTACCATCAACTACTGCACTAAATGCCGCATGGGTAATATAGTTTGTTCCGTCATATGCCTGAAAAACAACGTCACCTGATTTGTCGCCTGACAAATTAATAGTCGGAGCATCAATAGTGCCTCGAGCTCTAATAAAACTAGTATTACTAGCATCAACTGTATCATGTGCTTGCTGAATCTTAAACTGAGCACCGTTGTTTGTAATATATGTGTTAGATATAACACCAAGCCTACCCGAGTAATCTCTATCACCGATTTCAACAAATCCGCCTGATGCTTTCGATGCAATGGTTAGTGTACTAGCAGTTGAGTAGATCTTAGGAAATGAATTACTAAATTCCAACTTACCAAAAATATCAATAGCACTACTATTTGGACTATCTGGCGTAGCGGGCATGTACCTTAAAATAGAACCCATTGAAGATAATGTTGTTCCAGTTCCGTTATAAAACGGTATAGTACCAACAGGTCCAAAGTTTACACGACCCATTGCATTTGCACTAATAACTACTGCATCACCTAGTGGGGAAGTAGCTAAGTTAATATTAGTTCCTGCAACTAATGTTAGTGTGTCTGTTGCGCTATCTGCAACAACATCTTGTGATAGTCTAGCAGTTGCAGTAGCTCGTATACCTCTGAATGTATGGGCGGCTCCGCTACCAGCTGAAGTAATATCTATTGCAGTTAAGTTCTGCGCATTAAAAATACTTGTTGCTAGTTTAATGGTATTTTGGTCAACTTTAATTACATAAACATTACTACCGCTAGTCAGTCCGCTTGCTACTACACTAGTGCCTCCACCATTTGAGTAAGTAACTTGTGCTCCTGTAATAAACGGATGATTTGTTAATGTAATAGTATTGGCTGATACGTTAACATCACTAGCACCGTCAAATGTAAATGCAGGAGGTTGAGCAATAGTTATAGTTGGCGTTGCAATATAACCGCTTCCTTGGTCAGTGACTGTTAGTTCTAATATCGAAGTTTCGATAATTCCTGCAAGTGCAGTAGCATCTACACCTACATCGGTAAATGTTAGTGTACCTGAAGGGGGGCTTGATGCACCTGCTGATAAAGTTATAGTGGTATTTGTAGCACCTGCGGTTACTGTAAGAACTTTTTGTCCTGCGGTATATCCAGTACCGGACACAGCCATGCCCGCATAAATTGTATTTGTAATTCCGCTGTTTGGTCCAACGACTATTGTTGTTAGTAGGCCACCTGAAATATATGTAGCAGTTGCGGCACTGGGTTTTACAATGGTAACAGTAGGTGCCTCAACAAAGCCAAGTCCTGCAGAGGTTAAGGTAAATCCGGTAATAGCACCAGTTCCAGTATCCACAATTGCAGTCGCAAGTGCAACACTAGCTCCCGCGGCTGTTGCAGTTGCTATAACACCTTGAGAATAGCCTGTGCCCGCAACCGATGGTATAATGTACGCTAGACTTGAACCGGTCATTGTTGGCTCAATAACTGCCTGTACTCCACCGGATGGTGGCGCTGTTACTGTTATAGCTGGGATACCAATGTATCCACTGCCTGGTTCTGTAATGATAGTAGTAATGCCGGGCGTTACCATAATGTTAGTAAACGAATTTGAAGCGGCCGTTACTGTAGCATCAATACGATTTGCTGTGTCTTGTGTTGATCCATATGTAAATGTAATACCAGTATGTGTACCCGCAACCAAGGCAGCACCTACAGCATCAACAGCATCTTCGGCAGTAAATGTAGCGCCTACTGATGCTGACAATCTGCCAGTTGTATCGTTGTAGGTAAATGTAATATTACTGTGTACAGAGTTGTCAGAGCCAACTGTTAGGTTACCGTTTGTACCAGTGGATCCTAAAAATAGTGCAGCCGCTGCATCTTGTGCTCTTTCGTCTTGGTAGAACAAATTAGTAACACCTTCTGACAAATCACTGCTTACTAATTGTACAGGACCTGTTTTTCCGTTTACACTTGTTACAGGAGAGCTAACACCTATGCCACCGGGGTACGGTAATCCTGTGCCTGGATTGATTGCACCAACATATAATTGTTGTGTGTCAGTAGTGAACAACAATTCGCCTTCGACAGGTGTTATAGTCTGTCTCTGTGCGTTTGTTCCTCTTCTTAGTCGTAATGCCATTTATATCTCCTGAATTCTTTAAACGAAGCTGCCAAAGTCTTGATCGCCCGGTGCTGGGGTTTCGAATGACCCAAAATCAACATCAGCACCACCACCGCCTGCATTTACTTGATCTTGTAGTTGTCTTATATCGATACCGTAAACTAGTGCGTTTACGTTGCTAACTGTGATAGCACCAGTAATTGTAATGTTACCAGTGCCTGTAATATTTCTTGAATTTAAATTTAAATTGCCACCTAGTACAGGGTTTGTATCAGCTTGTAAGTTAGTCAACGCTGATAGATTTACTGTATTTGCAGTCTGCGTAACTGTTACACCTGTGCCAGTTATGGTTTTAAATGTTAAATTATTACCAGATTTACCAGCAAAAATGGCTGCACCTGCGCCTAAGTTAGTACCGCTAGTGTCGTCTAGTTCGCTGTTTATTAGTGTAAAAGTATCTCTTACTTTTCTAAAAGCGGTATATAAATCGTCACCCGTACCGTCATTAGGGTAAGACCCTAAGTTTAACTGTAGTTCCGTAGGTATTGTGAATGCCATATGCTGTTCTCTTTTGTATATTTACCTAATATTTATCGTTAAATAGACTACGATGCAAATACACAACGACAAAGAATTTTGGACTAGTTTAAAGTGGCCAGCGGCCCCTAACCTGGACGATTATCGTGTATTTGAGCATTACTGTACAAGCCGTGTACTACTGCTAGGCAGCACTAAATTGCTGTTGCCCTTGTGTACAGAAGCCTGGGATTTAGAACCTAAGTACGAAGATTCTAAGATTAAAAATCAAGACTGGTTTAGTCTAGACCAGCATTGGGACACGATTATTGTAGACGGTGCATTAGCATTTGGCAAAGAGTTTACAGAACGCTTGTTGCCCATTATACTCAAACATTGTGATAGATTTGTTGCCCGTGCTTTCCTAAATCCCAACTGGCCCACAAAATATGCTGTGTATTTTCCTCGTGCTGAGGAATTAACACCACAACCGGAAGAACACCCTATCAACGAGGTTTATACATTTTACATATGGAACAACAAATAATCCTAGCCATGTACTCGGGCGGCTTAGACAGCCTGGGCATGATATACAAACTCTTAACAGATCCTAAATACAAGGATTATGTTATCCATATACATCACATCCACAATCACAATGTGGAGCACAGAGCCAAGGCTGAAAAAATTGCCGTTGATATGGCATTAAAAGAACTTGAACACTTGGGTTTTAGTTTCGTCTACAGCGAAAGCGAAATAGGATCACAGCCATACAACGGAAATTTTATGTACGACACTGACAGCATTAACTTCTTTGCTGGATATATTTGTAGTGTTAATCCTAACATTGTTAAAGTTGCTATGGGTATGCAGGCTAATGATTATAACATAGCACTTGAAGACCGTCGCAAGCGAGCTGATGCTATTCTGTCAGCATTTACTAGTGTGGGTAAGATTTACCCTGTACTTGACTTGACCAAGCGTGAGATACATGACAGCTTGCCAGACACATTAAAGAATATGTTTTGGAGCTGTCGCAAGCCAGTGTATACAGAAAAAAATATCGCACCTTGTGGAAAGTGCGATACTTGTGTTAAGCTCAAAGAGCAGGGTATTCGTTAATCCCAATTACCACCAGTTTGTTTCCACGATCCGTCT